TGCTACAATGGCTGCAGTCTTTGAGATGGATTATTTAACTGTAGCTGCTAGTATTAAAGCATTAAATGATATTAATGCGGATGCCAAGAAGCTTGAAAATGCTGGTGTTGGTCTTAGAGAGTTTTTGCAAAACTTAACCGAGGTTAAGGTAAGCGGTATATTGAAGACTAAGTTTTTAAATGAGAAAATGTTTACTCAGATTGCAGAAGGACTGATTCAATTAAATGACGCAGGGATGGTACTTGATGTAGCAAATATAGAAAAACTACGCGATGGACTACTTACAATATTAAGACCAGCTGGAGATAATCTTGTTGGTATTATTGCTACTCAGATGATTGATGATAATCTTGTACCAATGGCCGAAGGTATGAGTACAATTCATGACACTGCGTCAGGGTTTGATGTAAAGGTATTTGAAAAGCTTTTGGCGTCTAGTCTATTAATGCAACAAGCTTTAGATATTCCATTCACTACTGCTTTTACAGTTAGTATGATTGATGATAATCTTATTCCTTTTGCCGAAGGAATTAAGAAGATAGATACTATCGGGTCAGAGATCGATGTTGAGAACTTTAAAAATCTTAAAGGTGCAATGGGCGAGCTTATGGACGCGTTCATGGGTGAAGACGGTAAGTCAGATAACTTCTTCAAATTTTGGGAGTCAAAAGATGACTTTAAATTACCTATAACTGATAAAGATCTTAAGAAATTACAAGGGTTAACTGAATTTATAGCAGGACTATCTACCTCTGATTTTAATAAATCAAAACTTGACTTATATGACATCGTCTATCCGATCAAACAAATAGCTCAAATGCCTGCTTCGGCCTTTACCAATATTGATAAATTAGGTAAGCAACTCAAGAAGTTTACTAAAGATGTTGATGAAAAGGCATTATTAAAAATAGGTAACGGTTTAGTAAAAATTGGTGCTGGTCAAGCATCTATAATCTCTGGTGGCTCTGCAGACGCGGCCGCAAATATTAAAAAGTTTCAAGATCAACAGGTTGAAGAGAAGGTAAGAGATAGAGAAACTACCGGCCTAGGCGGTAATGTTTTTGATAATAGTACTAATATTAATGCTCCTACTAGCACTAATATATCAAGCGGTGGCGACGGTAACTTCTCATCACCTATTCAAAATATTAATCCAGTCTACACATAAAAAAAGAGGGGCTAACCATGGCCCCTCGCGAGTCTATTTCTGGCGACCAACCCATCACTATATAATACTTACTGAGCTAGCTTCTGAAAGAAAGCCATTGCATCATCATCTTCTGAGTCAGCCGTTGCAAGCTGAGGCTCGCTACTAACTGCTTGTGTAGGAATAGATGCAGGAGCTGCTTCTTGCACAACTGGCGCTGTAGCAACTTCTTCCGTAGTATTAGTTTCACCTAATGCAAGTACTCTATAGAGCTTAGTCTTAAGATCATCATATGACTTAAACTGATCAGTACCAATAAACTCTTGAAGTGAATATTCAGAGTTCCATACTTGCTCAAGCTTTGTATCATCATCATAAAGAGCTCCAGGGGTATCGAAATCTGACTTATCATAATTACGATAACCTTCTACCTGTCGGATCTTCAGCTTAAAGTTTGCACCTTGCCAAAGGTCGAAAGGATTAACAGGCGTTTCATCCTGAAACTGCGGATTCATAAGATCGTTCAACTTATCGAAAATCTTCTTACCATACTTATATAAGAACACCTTACCTTCGTTTTCAGGATTAGATGAGTCTTTAACAACTAAAATGTTAGAGTAGAAAGATAGACGACGCTTATACTTACGTACCAGATCTTTATTAGATTCGATACCTGAATTCCATAGCATAGTATTATACTCGGAAACAGGATCTTTCTGTCCGATAGTAGTAAGCGACTTTTCGATATACCACTGACCAGTAGGTCCTTGGAAGCCATGATCCCATACTCGAACGAACGGAACGTCCTCGTTAGTAGGTGCAGGCAGAAAACGAATAACAGCATAACCGTTACCAGCTTTATCTACAGTTGGTTTCCAGATACGTTCATCTGGTCCATTCTTATTATTAGTTTGAGGGTTACTTACCTTATTTAGTTCTTCGGTAAGTTTGTTAAGCGACTCACTAGATGAGCTCTTAAGTGCAGCAAAATTTGACATTTGTATTCTCCTATATGCGGTATATTTGCGGTTTATTCACGTACTTCATAATGTAAACATATCAATAGTAATCTGCTTAAACTTATCTGTATTAATAGATAAGAACGGCCGATACTTATTCATTATATGATATATCTCCCCCCAGATCAAGTCTTCATTTAGTTTTTTATTCCAAACATTGGTATAATTAACTAACATGTCCAAAATGATCATGGTTTCAATACAGATCTCATCCCGAAGGTAGAGACGAAGCAGGTGAGGATGCCCATACTTCTCAACTTTAAAGTTGCTGTCGAAATCTTCTTCTAACCTATTTAAGTCCTCTTTAAAGGTATAGGTTAATGACTCGTTGCGGCGACGCCATTTAGCGTAAATTGTATCTGGGATATGCTCACGCATCTCTCCAATCCAGAAGTTCTTACCTCCGTCAACCATATTAGCTAGTAAATATTTCTCTACATCTTTTCGCTTAGCTAGCTTATAGAAAAAGTATTTATCTCGTCTAGTTTCAAATGATTCTCTCTTTGCAGATATCTTGCCGTTGTATTTAAAGTAATCATAATTCTTCTGAGTAAAATGATTCTTTAATGCTATGTATTTACAGTATGCTTCAAAGGGATCCATTATTCCCTCTCTGTATCGATGTCGCAGAGCTGCTTCCATTTTATGTATTCCTCATTATCAATTAACCAAATTATGAGAGCAGACCTCTCACCTTCGGTTACAGGCTCAACACCATGCCATGTTTCAGAAGTAAAGATGACCATATCACCTCTATCTAAATCTACAGCTTGCTGATTACCATTTCCACCTTTACCGTCAGTATTTAATATAAACTGACCACCATTATATTCTACTCTGTCGTTAAGTGCAACTGAAATAGATATCTTTCTATTCGGTCTACTGTTCATTATAAAGAGTTCTTCAGCAGTACGATTACTATCAGGCTTAAAGAAATCAATTACATCCATATGCCAGTCAAATCTGCCTCTATCTTTATCAAGGTATCTTTGTATAGACCAATGCTCATCAAATCTATATTCGCCAGGCAGTACATCTTGAATAGCATTATGTATTCGTTGCTTTGTATTGGCATTAAACTGCTTAGGATTACCTATTAAGTATTTTGCAATACGAGAGTCACTAACACTACCATAAGGGTCTTGAGTAGAAACAGATTGAGAAGAACCCCATTCATCTAATGGCTTATACGAATTCAAAGTTGATTCTATTTCTAGCAACTCTACTTCGCTTAAAAACTCTCTGAACACTTTGTAGTGCATTATATCGGTAACTTAGATCCTGACGATGCAATTAGTTTCATCTCTTCTGATTCAGCAGCCAGCTTAGCCTTTAAAACATGAGATGACTTAACAAGAGCACCTACGGTTTCAATCTCAATATTATTTTGATCGCTATAAGTAGTCAGCGCATCAAGGTAGGTACATTTTAGATCAACTACCATACCTTCGATAATAACAGTAAATTCCTTCACGGTCATAATCTTATCGTTTATATCTTTTAAATCTTTCACTTATGTCTTCTCCATCATACAAGATTAATTATATACTAAAACGCCCGCAAGTGCAACTAAAAAAACACCGGAACATGATAATTGTTTGTAAACTCAAATGCATCAGCAACATCATTAACCATTGGCTTGCCTCTAACGTTAAGAGACGTATTAAGAAGAACGGGACAGCCAGTCTTCTCATACCACTTCTTAAGAACAAGTCCCATAATAGTACCCTTCTCATCAGCCTTAATAGTTTGAACTCTGCTGGAATTATCAGCATGTACAATTGCTGGTAGCTCATCACCTCTAATACAATCAAATGTAAATTGCATATAGGGAGACTTTTGACTCATTTTAAAATACTGCTCTCTAAACTCTTCAAGAATGACAGGAGCAAATGGTCTAAACTTCTGCCTCTTCTTAATAGTATTAACTCTATCCTGAGCATCAGGTCCGCGCGGGTCAGCCAGTAAAGATCTATTACCGAGAGCCCTAGGACCCCATTCAGCTCTACCGTAAGCTAGGCCACATATACCTTTATCAAGTAATTCATTAACCACTCTCTCTGCAAGGTTCTCCCTGTCTGAGCTACTGTTTAGCTGTAGTCCCAAGTAGGGTGTATCAAATTTAACCTTACGTCTATATGCCAGGCAAGCAGCACCTAAAGCACCGCCAGCATCGCCTGGATTAGGCATGATCCATAGACGACCTTTACATAGCTTAGATAGTACAGAGTTAGCAACACAATTAAGAGCAACACCACCACCGTATACAAAA